CGATAGAGGTCTTGTCTCACCATGTCCCTCTGTCTTCTGAGATACCTCGCACACAGTTCTCTAGGGTTATCAACGGGGTGATGCGCTGCCCTATGTTTTCTTCCAAGCCGCCCATGTAGGCGCTCTGCTATCGCGTGGAGTACGGATGCGCGTAGACAATAAAAAAGCCACTTAACCCAGAACCCCTGTCGTAACCCCATAGAAATGGGGAGGGATGCTGGCTTAAATGGCTTCAAGATATTGCTTACGACGGCAACGGTGCGAATCATATCAGACTTAATTTTTATTTGTCAACAAGTACCAAGAAAATCATAAACGCAATAAACGCAATGAAGAGTAACTCAGGCATTGTTACTAGGGCAATCTAGGCAATGGCTAGGTCTATCCATGCAAACCCCAAGGTGCTTACATTCATAAGTAAATTGGGGAATCTTCCTAAACTCTTCATCTTCTAGCTCTTGGTCTTCCATCTCTTGTATGGTGCGCTTACGCCATACAGTCTTACGCATACGGCAACCATCTTCACAGTCTTGTAGACATAGGCGCGTATGGGGGTAATGACAATCAGTTTGGTCACGCATGGCGTATGTCTCCAGTCATAATCAATGCAAGGGTTATCAAATACACGGGGGCGTTATGCCCCTCGCGTACACGGTCTAGCAGCTTATGGGCATCAGCTAGGGTCATTGGGTTTTACCGTTGGAGTCCAGCCAAAGCGCCGCCAAGTTTGGGTGATGTCGGTGCGTGATGCGGGTACATAGTCAAACCCTTGCGCGAGTAAGCGCGTGGGGCGCAGAGGGGTGCGCGTGGGGGGAATTTTCTCTAGTACGGGTTTTAGCATTGGTTACCTTATAAAAAAGATTAACAGGGCTACTGACACTACAAAGATTATGGCGCAAACCAAGTCATCATTAGTAGGCGTGTATGCGCGTATAGGGGAATCGCGGTCTACTTGTCGGGCGATAGCGGCGGTTATATCTTGATTAACCTTGTCGAAAATGTATCGGCTTTGCATGGTTTAGTCCTTATGTAGTTGCGTAGGCGCTCTTCATAAACTCTAGTTGCCATCTAAGGGCTTCATGCCAAATACTAAGGGCATCAAATATGTCCGTATAGTATTCGTCATAGGGTACGTCTTTACCATCTTCGATAAGGGCTAAAACGTGCCTTACATGGGTTTCAGGTGCATCCCCATTTTGACAATAGGCGCTTATAAAAGCAGCTTGCTCAATGGGTTTCATACGGTTTCCCCTGTAGTTGCGCGTTCAAATGCTTTACGGGTATCTTCTATAAATTCTGCCACTTGGTCTAGTGTGAAATTTTCTACTACTTCCCAAACGGTTACATTGTCAATAGTCCATTCATTCTCAGATTCAGATAGAACGGTAATTATTTCCTGATAACTTATGCCCTCAGGGTAATAAGTTAGCCATTGGTTAAGTGCGAAGTGTTGCGAGTTTGTCATTGGGTTATCTCCGGTTACGCGCCCGTAGGCGCGTGGGGGGGGGGTTATGGGGCTTAATGGGTTACCGGAGTAATCCGGAACTCTTCAGACGTGTAGGGGCTTTCAATGTTGCCGTTCTGGTATTCGATTAGCTCTTCTTTTAAAAAATCAGACAATGCAGCTTGCGCTTGCGCGTGTGAGGGAAAATAGCTAGGGCTTTCATTGCCCTCGCTATCGGTCACCGTCCAAGTGTTTATCCAGCTATCGCATAGCGTCCAATGTTGTACTTCGTATTGCATGGTTTTACCCTTTTAAGTAGTTAGGAAATGGTAGGCGAGTGCATACCGCATAGCGCCCATTTGGTAGGCGCTACACGCTAGGCGCTTAGATATTGGGTTTAAACCCTTTTAATGTTTTATCTATCAGTTCAATATCTTGCTCGGTTAGGTTGTTTACGGCGTTAGATACCGCGCCATACATACCGGCGCGGGCGCTTGATTGGGCGCTATCGCCTAAATTCATACAGGCGTGTATCCAAACCTTTTCATGCTTTGATATGTTTTCTATATCGGCGTGAGTGATGCGCGATAGGTAGGCAAATAAAATGGCGGCGTGGTCTATTTTGTGCATGGTTTACCCCTTAAAGTTTATTGATTCAAAAAAGGCGCTACTAGCGCGTATACGGCGAAAATGGGTTATCCACTCTCGCGCCGGTGCGCTACCGTAAACATGGCGCTTCGCGTAGTGGTGACGTATCACAACCTTGATACTATGTAATTGGTGTTTAATGACGTTGTGAGAATCAAGCATGGGTTACTCTCCCAATTCGACAATGGTGTCAACAAATGCCAAAGTATCACTACCGCGCCGGAAAGACTCGGCTAGTTCACTATCTTGCGTGGTAAATTTAAACCCGTCGGGCATGGTGATAACGTGAGTAACGCCGTACTCATACAGATTATGCTTTTCGCAAAATTCCTGCAATTTTGGTGACATTAAAAGAATCGACATATATACCCCTTTGGTAATGGTTAGGAATTGGCACGTTAAAACGTACCGCATAGAGCGCTCTTAAACGCTCTACACGCTAGGTTTTTACGCCGCTAGGGGTAACGGTAAGCTATCGGCGTTTATGGCGTTTAACCCGTTGATATGGTCTACCGCCTTTTGAGCTAGCGCCGCCGCTTTAAATATCGCCTTGCTATCCTCTTTTAAGACTTTTAGCCATGACTGGATATAACCGGCGTGGCGTAGCTCTCCGGCGATACGGTAGTCCTGACATAAAAACGCCGCGCCCATTTCAGCTACTAATTCCTCGAAAGCATACAAAGGGTTACCAAAACGCCCTTTTAAGTTACGGTTACAACGTAGCTCATGCCCTGACCAGTGCGTTAACTCATGAAAAATGGTAGCGTAGTAGTTAGATTCAGTTAAAAAGCTGCTTTTATGCGGTAAGTTGATTTTGTCAACGCTAGGGGCATAAAAAGCGCTATCGCCGCCATGAGTGATTACCGCGCCGGTTAGCTTGATACGGTTTTCAGCTTCAATAATGGCGTTAAACGGCTTATCCGGTACGGTAGGCGCTTGGATAGTTACGCCGTCTACTTGGCTAGCGTTAAAAACATAATAGGTTTTTAGCAAGTTATAACTCTCGCTATCGCCGGTAACTTTGTTTTCCTTAGTGACCGGAGAGTAAAAGACAATTTTTGTACCCTTTTCGCCTTTTCTCACGGTAGCGCCTACGGTTTGCCATTGTTTGAATGATGCCCATACCGGACAATTGAAACCGTTAACCATGCTAGACAAACCAAGCATAAGCCGATTAATGCCCTTATATGGCGCTTGTGAGAGAAAATTCTTATCGGCGGTACTATCGGTATGCCAAGGTTTTATCCAAGGCGTAGCGCCGTTTTCTAATTGTTTGATGATTGAATCGGTTACTTCTTGATATACGGTAGACATAAATTATTCTCCCTTCATTTCACGGTAAACAAAGTAAACACCGGTAGCCGTACCAAATAAGATACAAGCTATAAACTCATAAACACTTATAGCGCCATTAAACAAAGCCGCTACCGCTACAAGCATTAGAGCTAGAGCGCAAAGATAACCAGTTGCATAAAACATATAAACCCCTTAGATGATGTTAGGAAATGAGAGTATAACATAATTATGTAGATTATCTAATGATTATTTTACCCTCTCATAATATAAGCATAATAGAATCATGCCAATTATCATTATAATAATAATGCAACTATGTAACCTATTGATATATATAGATAATTTACTATATTAGTATTTACCCCTAATTCACTTATTAACACGTTATCCACAATAATATATATGTATGTAGATACTATGTTATAAAGGTAATTATCTTATGTATTAACTATAATGTCTACATAATATGGTATCTACATATTATGGTATCTACATACTATTATATATATATATTAGTAGATACATACTATGTAGTAAATGGTATTAATATAGTTAAGTATCTACATACTGTAAACCTCCACAATGGCGGTTAGAGCTACTATATGTCTCGCCCATGCGCTACCCTAAAAGGGGTTTATTGCGGCGCTACAAGCTACGTTATATGGTCACACGGCGTTATTTATACAATACTGATTTGGGTTATGGGTTTGTCCAAGCGCTAACTCTCTCGCTCTTTATTCTCGCGGTAATCGATTGGGTTTGGGATTGTAAAAGTGTGTGACCCATTCGCTTCCTCCACCAAAAAAAATATGTGTTTTCTGGTATCCTGATGTCTTGTCAGTTGTCATTCCTTTGATGGAACTTATGCCCTGCCCTTGTGGTGGGGCTTTTTTTTGTCTATACTGCCCAACATGGATAGGGGGATGCAAATGATTAGCATGGAAGTAAGTAAAGATGTGCCTGTGCCACCTGATAAGCGGCGGTATCCGTACAAGGTGATGGAGGTTGGGGACAGTTTCTTTGTTGACGGTGGGAAGTTGCAAGTGGTGTGTAACAACAACTACCGGACTGGCAAGAAGTTGGATAGGAAATTCATCGCTAGATGCGAGAAGGAAGGAGTAAGGGTATGGAGAACGGCTTAGTAAACGGTCATAACGCCATGATGCCTATGGCTGCTGAGGACATGAAGAAGGCTTATATGGAGCGTGTGTATGCCATGAGCCATGCTGAGTTGTTCCATGAGCTTATGCGTGTGCATACCGAGTCTTCTCGTTTGATGCTGATGGCTCAAGAGGAGCTGGAGAAGGTGCGTAGCCAGCTTGAGCAATACGAACCTATCCACTAGAGAGCAGTTAAGGGCGAGTAGGGTTTGGCTTCAGGGAGAAGTCAGAGCTGCGCTTCTTTGTAAAACCAAGAAACAGAAGATTGCTTTGGTTGACAGATGGAAATTGCAGTATTCGCCCATAACTGTTCAGGAGCTACTGAATGTGGCTAGAAACAAAAAGACTGCCGGGGACATCATTCATTGGAACTTAGATGAAATTTAATTTACAGCAGTTCTATAAGTTCTGTGACAACCTTAAAATTGAGACTAAGGAGCAAGGTCTTAGGAACATGGACCAACTCCTTGGTTCACAGACCTATGTCATGGAAGAGATTAACTCTGGCTTGGCTAACGGTATTCACTTCTTTGTTATTTTGAAAGGTCGGCAACTAGGTATTACCACCATATCCCTTGCGTTAGACCTTTATTGGCATTTCACTAACGCAGGGCTTGGGGGAACACTTGTTACAGATACCGAAGAAAACCGAGATATGTTCAGAGGAACACTCGGTGCATACATGGATGGACTCCCAAAAGAGTACAAAATCCCCATGCTTGCCCACAACAGAAACTCTTTGTCTCTCAAAAACAGAAGTCGTATCTTCTACCAAGTTGCGGGACTTAGAGCCAAGGGTTCTCTCGGACGCGGAAAAGGCATCACATTTCTTCACGGCACAGAAACATCTTCTTGGGGTGATGAGGAAGGTCTGGCTTCCCTCTTAGCCTCTCTTGCTGAGACTAACCCTGAGAGACTCTACATATTTGAATCTACTGCCCGTGGCTTCAATATGTTCCATGAGATGTACGTTACTGCTAAACGAGCGCGTACTCAGAAGGCAATCTTTTGTGGCTGGTGGCGCAATGAGTTCTACTCTGCTGACCCAGACTCAGACATCTACAAAGTCTATTGGGACGGCAAACTTACCACCGAAGAGAAAGAGTGGACTAAGGACATTAAGAAGCTGTACAACTTTGAGGTCAACTCAAGACAAATGGCTTGGTGGCGTTGGAAGATGCTCGAAGGTATCAAAGATGAGAGCTTGATGTACCAAGAGTTTCCACCTACTGAGGACTATGCCTTTGTGATGACCGGCACTAGCTTCTTCTCAATAGCCCGTTGTACTGATGCAGCCAAGATTTCTAAGAAGCTATCCTTTGATAACTACCGCTATGTCTTTGGCGCTAACTTTCAAGACACCCAAGTAGTCAAGTCTACTGAGCGCCTGTCTACCCTAAAGGTATGGGAAGAGCCTGTGGATACCGCCTACTACGTCATTGGTGCTGACCCTGCTTATGGGTCAAGCGACTGGGCTGACCGCTTCTGTATCCAAGTCTATCGTTGCTACTCGGACGGTATGGAGCAAGTAGCTGCCTTTGCGACAAGTGAACTAAACACCTACCAGTTTGCTTGGGTAATTGCCCACCTTGCTGGCGCATACAAGAACTCAACCCTGAACTTGGAAGTCAATGGACCGGGGCAAGCGGTTATTAACGAACTCAAGAACTTAAAACGACAAGCGGCTGCTATGGCTGGAGAAATGGGCAGACACCTTATGGATGTCTACGGCTCAATGTCCAACTACATCTGGCGCAGAAATGACACGATGGGGGGAATCTCTAACTCTATTGGCTGGCTAACGACAACCCAGACCAAAGAACGCATGATGACCTACATGAAGGATTACTTTGAGCGAGGAATGATGGCGGTCTACGACATGGAAACCCTAGAAGAGATGAAGACCATTACCCGTGAGGGCGGAGGAATATCCGCTTCAGGGCGCAACAAGGACGATAGAGTTATAGCCTCTGCTCTGGCGGCTGCTGCCTATGCTGAACAACTACAACCTCGCTTGACCGCTATGAGAATCAGCCGTGTTGTCTCTCGCGCCATTGAAGACAAGACCCCTGAAGAGGTGGCTGTCGGTCGCAATGTATCTGACTACTTGAAGAGAATTGGTGTCTATGGACCATAACAATCTCACAATAGTTTCTGTCTACGGTCACAACGATGGGGCAAGCGCTATCCCCTCCATACAGAAGTCTGTACGAGAGCTGCCCGGTTCACAAGGGATGCTCTTGTCTATTCAGAAGCCTGAGAACTTACCTGATGACATTATTTGGCACAGAATAGGCAACCTTGACTACCTGATGTATTC